CACCACCAATTACAATCAATTTCTACTTCGTACACCTGCAAATCTTCCATGCTTTTTGCAGGCCACACAGTCACGCTGAACGTCTTCATGCCACGCCCCACACGATCGCCTGGCGGCCTGTCCGTGTGGGCACACGCTGGCCTGTGTCTACAACTTTGTCAGCAGCGACGAGCTCGCTGCGTCGTGTACGCACGCCTGACACAGACACAGAATGCGCTTGTTGGTCAGCAATGCGCATGCAGAGCTGTTCGTCAGTCATAGGACCGTGCGTTTGCAGCATCTGCAATACAAGCGCCTGCGTCTGCGTGAGGGTCTCGAGCGTGACGCTGGCAGCTGCTGCGTGCGACGTTTCAGGGTCAGTGTTGCGTGCCTTCGTGTGCTTATAGACAGGTGCAGGCCTGTAGTCGTCGCACCATCTGACGTGTGCGCCGTTGTCTTTACCGCACTGCAAACACGTCACGTGTCAGCCTCGTTTCGGTCTAGCGCCCTGTCGAGCCGATAGGATTCGCCACTCCACAGATGTAAGCCGCAGCCGAGCTTCGATGCTGCTCGTGACAGGGCGTCGCTTTCTGCGTGCTTTGCACGTGTGCCGTTGTTTGCGAGGATGTCAGGCCGTTCAACGTCGCCTACGCCGTCTGCTGACACCGTGACGCCATCGACAGTGACTGTTAGACGGCCAATAAGGCCTGTGAGCGTGCCGTCAGCGTCGTGAATCTGCTGCACGATCTCCCAGCTAAACGGCCCGACAGTCGCTAGCAGCTTTTCTGCTTTGACGCTCCACGGCACGTACACGCCGCCAAAGCCGCCAGGCGCAGGCATTTGCACAGACTGCGGAAACGGCTTCGCAAGTTGTCGTAGCTGGCTCATGCGCACGACGTCCAGCACGCTGCAGGGTCCATGACATTGCTGTAAACGCCGATGACGGCTGCCACAGCAGCCGCCACAACCGTTACAACAAACAGCACGTCAGCTATGCGGCTCACAGGCCGACAGGCTTCGCAGCTTTAACGACAAGCTCGAGCTGTTCGGCGTCGTAGTCCAGCAACATTACTTCGCTAGGTGCGTGCTCTTGCAGTGTCGGCACGATTGCGTCGAGCGCTGTGTACGTTTCGCTGCCGTAATCCTCGAAAGCGACAGTTAGTGTGATTTTTTCGTAACGCATTGTTTTTCCAGTCTGCGCCTGCGTGTCAGGCACAAGCAGCACTACAGCATGTTTTGCACACTGTGTCAACAGTTACTGCAAAAGCTCGTGCCACGTCGCAGGTCCAACAATGCCGTCAACCACTAGAGCCTCGTCACGCTGAAACTGCTTGACGGCCTTGTCAGTCATGCGGCCGAAGTGGCCGTCAATGCCTGCGCCTGGCTTCGCCTGACGGGTTAGCCGGTAGCCGTCTTTGTCGAGCTGCGTTTGCAGAAACTGCACAGCAGCGCCACGGTCACCAACCTTTAGCACGGTGTCTTTGCAGGCCTGAACGAACTGTGCGACACGCTCAAGCACGCTCGCTGGCTCTTCGTGCTTAGGTTCTGCAGAGGCGTCGTACTGCAGCCAATCAAACTCGTTGCCAACGACTCTGCCAGGCGTGTGGTGCCACCACTCGCTGCGAACGGGTGCGTGCATGCCGTACTGCGTCGCAATTTTTTTTACTTCTGTCGTGCTAATTCCTGATCCTGTAATGCGGAAGTCGACTGCGTAGCCGAAACCGTCAAACGCAGGCTGCGCCATATGATACGAACCTTGAAACCCGTTGCTGAGCTTTCGGTCAGGGTTCGCAGCGATGTTTTTCAGACGGCCAGACTTCCACCCGTCATACAGGTATCTCTGCTGTGCGTAGGTGCGAACGCCAGACACGACAGCGACCCTGTTTGCAATGCGAGGGTCAGCAAAAAAAGCCTGCAGTCGTGCGATGAAGCGAGGGTGTAGGCCGTCAACGTTTACACGGGTCGACGTGACCGGAATTTTGCTCACGGCGTTTCGTCGAGATTCGTCATCGACGGGTTAGCGCCACCGATAGGACCCTTGATAGCTGCAAAGCTCTTTAGAGCGCTGAGCACTGCAGCGGCTAGCGAGGCCTGCAGCGAGTCTGTCATGCCTACGTCGAGCATGCCTGCGCCGTCTGTGCCGATCAAAGCAATTAGCGTCTGCACAAACGTTGCTACGCAACGCTCAAGGCTGTCTTTTACATTTGCTGAACTAAACATGCGCCTAGGTTAGTCGTCGGAATGTCTGCCGAGTGCCACAGACGCCATATGCGCTATGAGGCTCGCAGCAGCGATCCACACAGCCCACCGAAACGTGCTCGAGCCAGGCGCAAGTGTGATGAGCACGAGGCCGACGCCGCCGACTGTAAAGCCGAGCGCCAGCAGTTCTCGTAGGTAAAACTTCATAATTAGGTCCTCCGATTCGTAGGCCTGCTTGTCGGCGCTGCAACCGTTGCTGTGGTGCTTGCAGGCCGTGGCACAGCTAGTGCGCTGCCTGCAGCGACAACAGCGACAACTGTGCGCCTGTCTTCTTGATTTATGCGGCTGTCTGTGCGTGTGTACGACGACAGTGCAGGCGAAAACATGTCGTCTGCAGCTGCCTGCTCGAATACCTGTTTTGCGTCCTTGTCGGCGTCGTTGATTGCTACTGCGACGGCCTGCAACTGCTCTTGCGGTAGCTCGTCAAACGTCGGCTGTTCGACAAGCTCGAGCACGTCTGCTGCTGTGATGTCTTCAGGCTCTGCTGCGATAACTTCTACGACAGCCTCTGCGAGCGCTTCGTCAGGTATTGCTGCGACGACTGCGAGCGCCTCTGCAAGCCGTGGCGGCTGCGTTGTCGTCGTAACAGGCACAGTCGTCGTCGTCGTCGTTGTTGTTGTGCTGCTCGTCGTCGTCGGCGCAACGGTTGTTGTTGTCGTCGTCGGCACAGTTGTTGTTGGCGGCAACGTAACGACAGGCGCAACAGTCGTCGTTGTCGTTGTTGTCGGCGGCTGCGTCGTCGTGCTCGTCGTCGTGCTTGTAGTGCTTGTTGTCGTCGGCGGCAGTGTCACGACAGGCGCAACAGTGGTCGTCGTAGGCGGCGCTAGCGTCGTTGTGCTTGTAGTCGTCGTCGTGCTAGTTGTTGTGGGTGCCGCAGTTGTCGTTGTTGTTGTTGTTGGCGCTTGCGTCGTTGTTGACGGCGGTAGGGTGCTACTTGTTGTTGTGGTGGTTGTTGACGTTGTGCTTGTAGTCGTTGTTGTTGGCGGTGCTGGCGTCCACGAGTCTTGTGCAAATTGCACTAACCAGCTGCCTGCAGGCACCGGTTGCTGCATGTAAACCGCCTGATAAGTCGTGAAACGCAGCGTGAACGTGCCTGACGGCTCATCTACAACTAGCCGTGACGCAAAACAGTTCGTTTGGCTGCCTGCGCCGTCGTCGTCGACGTAATCAACGTTGCCGCTCTCATCAAGCAACATGACGACAGGATCAGGTGTTAGAGCGAAGTCGAACTGATCGCAAGCGACATTTGTGCTGACACTGACGTCCAGCGTGTCGCCCTCTACAAACGTGACCTGCCAATCAACGTAAGGCTGTTCAGGCCCGACTGTAATGGTGTACGGGTTTGCTGTAGCGACGGTGACAGGCGCAACGAACGCAACGACGTAGGTTGCGGCTAGCAGCAGGCGGCTAAGTAGTTTCGCTATCTTCGCTGCTTGCATCGCTGGCCTCTAGCTCTGCCAGTCGTGCGGTTAGCGCTTCGTTTTGTGCTTGCAGCACGCATATTTCGAACTGCGCAGCAAACCGCTGCTGCATGATTGCAAGCACTTTGTCAGTGAACGTTTCGCCAGTCGTCATGCCTCTAGCGTAGCAACTCGAGCGCGCAGGTCTTTGACAGCGAGCACGAGCAGCGACAGGTAGCCGGTTTTGTTGATACCTATAAGGATTTGCTCGCCGTCAGCATTTGTGCCGTGCGCTGCAAGAAATGGCGATATGGCGTCCATGTCTTCAGCGATAGGGCCGATCTCAGGGATGCCGGGTGCCCTCGTTCGGTTCCACAGTTTCGGCACTACAGCGTCGATCATGTCAGCTGTCAGGTGCGTGCCAAGGTCGCTAGTAATGTTCTCTTTCGAGGCGGCGACTGAAGTGTTTTCAGACACGATTTTTAGGCCGAAAGCCGTGACCCACTCGGCATCATTGCCAGTCCCACTTGGCGGCGAAGCTGCAATAAGCGTGCCGTCCGTCGCCGTCATTTGTAGGCTGGGGTCAACGAGCTTAACTAGGTTCGTGTTGTTAGCCCGCAGCCGCATTTCGTCACCTACAGCACCGATCGCGACGTGGTTGTTGCCGCTTGTTGCATTGTCTTTGAGAGAGACGTAGGTAGTGGTGTCGGTTGACTCAAAAAGTGCGACGTTGTTCGTGGTGCCTGCGTTTACTGTCAAGGTCTGCGTCGGGCTTGTCGTGCCGATCCCAACGTCGCCGTCAGCTTGTATTGTGACTCGCTGCGTACCAGCCGTGCTAAACCCCAGCTCGTTGTCTGCCGATCTCAACAGACCTGTGTCTGTGTCTGACGCAAAACTGTATGACGGCGCGCCCGCTGTGCCGTCAGCGTTCGTAATCTTTGTGCCAGGAGCGAAGGTGTTCAGGGCACTGGCTGTCAAAACAGCCCCCGCTGTGAAGCTCATTATGCAAGCCTATTCTGATCGAGCACGCCGTTTGTGGCGCTGTCAAGGATAAATGCAACGCTTTGGTCGCCGTCCTCGAGACTAACAGTCATTGTGGCGCTGCCTGGTGTGATCTGCCAGCCGATACCGGAGATGACTCCTGACACAGACACCGTTGCTGTTGCGCCTTGCGGCCTAAAGTTCAGGCGGCACGCATCGCCGACGCTGAACTTTACTAGCTCGTAGCCGTCGTTGTTGCCCTCAATTATTGGCGGCAGCGTGATGCCTCGAGTAGCAAGCGGCGGTGTTAGGCCTACGCCGTACTGATTCAAAAACGACTCTGCGAGGCCCAGTGTTGCTGCGTCGTCTACTGCTAGCAGGCCGCTGCGTGACAGGGTGCGTGCGCCGAAAGCGTTTATCAGTGTCGTGCCTACGTTTGCTTTTTGTGTCGTGCCGCCGGTCGACGTGTATTCAACCTGCGAGTACGACGCTGTAGTGCCTGACGCAATGTCTACTGTTGCGAACTCGTGCGGCTCGTCGCCTGACGACGTTAGTGACGTATCCCACAAGTTAAGCGCAACGAGGCCAGTAACGCCTGTTACAGAGTCGCTAATAGTTTGTTGACCTAGCGCACGGAACGTCACAGCGTTGTAGTCGTTAGGCGACGCTGCAACCGGTAGGCCGTGACGCACAAACACGTCGCCGCCATCACTAAGCGCTACAAGCTCAAGCAAAGCGCCTGCTGTGCCTGTGTAGTTGCTCACTGCTTGCAGGGTTGCGCCTACGTCTGTTGACGGGTTGAGCACGCTTGTTTGCGTAATTTGTTGGCTGACTGCTCGAGCTGCGACAAGCACTGCTGTGACAGCTGCTGCTGTAGAGCCTGACGCAATGTCTAGGCCGTTGCCGCTGTCTGTTTCGGCGAACGACAGTGTGCCTAGCATCGTCAAGGCATCTACGACTGTGAGCCGACACACGCTGCTGAAACTGCCGTCGAACGTCCATTCTACGTCAGCAACGACGCCTGTAAACGCTGCCGGTGCGCCGTGCGTCCACGCAGGTGCTTTGCTTGTCAAAGCTGCGTTGCCGTTAACTGTCCATGTCTCGCCTGTTGCCTCTGTGAAGCTTGTTGCGCCGACTAGGCCACGTGTCGGGTCGAAACTGACAACCTGCGTGCCGTCTATGCCGGCGTACACCTCAGCAGCAAAAATTTCGCCGTTAAACGGTGCGTTGCCGTTGCTGCGTGCAGCGCCAACTGTAACTGGGTTGCTTGTTGACGTTGCGCCATAGGTCCCGCTGCGGTACACAGCCTCACCTAGTTGCGTGTAGTTCACGCCGTCTGTTGACGTAAAAAATTTTGCGACGTTTTGACCGCCGCCGTCGTCAACGTCGTGCGTGACACGCACCCAGCCGGTGTCAACAGCCGAAAACACAGTGTTTGGCGCAGCAGTCGACGTCCAGCTAAGAGCGCTGCCGCTGTTGAACCGTGTAAAAATGAGGTTCGCGCTGCCGTCGAACTGCAACAGCCATTCACCGGTGTTGCCTGTGCCACGTTTGCTGATGATGCCGCCGAACGACGCTGGCGACGACCAATCAGTAAATATTTGCGCTCGGATGTCTACGTCGCCAGTGACGTTAGCGTTTGCAAACGTAGCCTGTGCGAAGTCGCCAGAGCTGCCTGGCAAGGTCAGTTGCGACGCAGGTGCGCCAGCTGCCGAGTCAGCGACGTTAACTGCCAGTTTGCAGCTGGCACCTAGGAATTGTGCGTTGCTGTAAGTGCCGCCGCCGCCAGGCGTGTATTTGCTGTCAGTGTTGTTGAGCTGCAGCACCATGCTGCCGCCCGAATAGGAAAGCGCATCGCCGTTTTTGCCGTACCGGATAGATGCACCCTGTACGTCGCCCACAGGCACAGCTGCAGGGCTGCTACCGCCGTCTGCGTCGGTCGGCTGTAGATCTAGCGTCCAATTCCACGACGGCACTACAGCTGACCTGTCAGGATCGGCACAGTGCCGCCGTGGCTGCGTGCATAGCGTTGCAAAGCTCGAACGACGTCGGCACCGTCAGCGCCAGGTGCCATGTTTACCGTGACGTTGACAGGCCCGCCTACTGCGTTGTTGGGCACGATGTTGCCTGCAGTGTTTGGCACGAAGAGTTCGGGGCCACGCTCGCCGACGATGTAGGGCATGTTTTGTGACACAGGCCCGCCAGACGCTAGGCCCGGAATGAATCTGCCTGCACCTCTTCCTATGCTGCCGAGAAAGCCGCCGCCGGGCACAAGGCTTGTGATTGCGTCAGCTAGTGCGCCAGGCGCTGCCGTAATGCCTTTGACAATTTCCGCTACTAGGTCCTTGCCTAGCTGAAATGCCTTTTCTGCTACTTCTGTCGCCATGTCGGCGAGCAAAATTCCCAGTTCTTTTAGCACGTCTGGCGCTACGTCAATGATCCAGTCAACAAGCGCTTGCGCCCATTTGGCTAGCAGTGCGACTAGCGTCGGCAGGCCTGTAGTCAGTAGCCATTTGCCGACGTCTACAAGCAACTTTGTTAGCTCACGCAGTAGTGGCGGGATCAGTGGGCCGACCCACTCGAGGAACGCTGCAGCCCACTGGCCGAGCTTTGTGACGATCATGTCGAGGCCGTCGCTGATGAACCAGTTTGCGAAACGTGCAATCAGGTCGCCTAGGTTTCGGAAAAACGGCCCTATGAGCGGTTTTATCCATGCGACGAACGCTGCCGCCCACTTTTTGAGGTTGTCAACGATGACTGGCAGGCCGTCGTTAATGAACCATTGTCCTAGCCGTAGGAGCAGGTCGGCGAGCGCTGCGAACAGTGGCGGGCCGACACGTTGCAGCCAGTCAACAAAGCCACGTGCCCACACTTCGAGCTGTCGACGAATTTGCGGCCATGCAGCTTGCACACGCTGCGACACTTCAGAGATAACGCCGCCTAGACCTCGCTCGTCAAAAACGTCGATTAGCCGCACCACAATGTCAGCAACCTGCGCAAACACCGGCAACAATTTGCGTGCCAGCCGCTCTTGTAGCTCGCCAAACGCTGCACGCAGCTTGTTTTGCGATGCCGTCAGTTTGTTACCGCCCGCAGCAAATGCTGCCTGTGCATCTGTCGACTTCTCAAGCAGTAGCTGTTGCGTTGCGATCGCTTTGTCTTGTGCGTTGATCTCTTCACGCCCTGCAGCCTGCGCAATAGTTAGCGCTCGCTGATCAACCTCTGCTTGATTTATTGAGATGCCAAGCGACTTGAGCGAGTCTCGTTCGCCGAGCAGCGCCTTTTGCAGTATCTCTGCAGTCTCTGTGACAGACCGTTGCCCGCCTGACCACTCTGATAGTGCGCCTGCGAGGCCGATAACGTCTGTGCTTAGCTGCGCTGCCTCGTCAGCAGTGAAGCCCATCGGCTTGAGCAGGTCGCCTGCGTTTGCAGCCAGGCCAGCAGCCTGTGTAGACGTCAAACCGAGACGTGCTGCAACCTCGTCGGCCCAGCCAGTAACCTGCTCGAGCGATTGACCGGTAAAGACAGTGTTGATTTTCTGATCAAGCGACGTCAGCTCTTCGCCTAGGTTAAAGAGCTGGCGACCGGCGACGACAGCAAGGCCGCCAGCCGCTGCGCCCATGACGCCGAAGCCCTTGACGACGTTTGCCGAGACTTTGCCGATTTTCGCACTAAAAGCGCCGAGCTTGTCGCCTGCTTCGCCTACGGCACGCTTGAACTTGCGTGCGTCGCCTAAGATTGCGACGTTAATAACGCTCGTTTGTGCCATGCGCCGAGTTTAGAACACTCGTCGCACGATGCGCCGCACTTCAGCGTTGTACCGGTCTACAACTTCCTGTCGTCGGTCGTCTAGCGCTTCATACAGGAACGGCTGCGGTTTTATGCCTCGAGCTGCCCAGCCGAAATGCACAATCGGTGCGTACGGCACTGCCGACGGCCCGCTTTGACGGTTGTTACCTGCACGCACTCTGGCAGCAGTTTTTGTGCCGCTGCCACGTATTGACCGCTGCAAACGGCCTGAGCGCACAGGCACTTTTGTTTTGGCTGTGCCTGCTACGTCGTCTGCTAGACGCTTGTGCAGCTCTTTAAGGTCGGTCATGTCGTCGCCGACCTGGCGCAGTTTGCGTCGCAGCTCTCTGCCGCCCTCGATCTGTGCTGCGGGTTGTGTCATCGTCGTCTGCTTGCGTCTCTTTGCGCTTGTTCACGCTCTTTTAGAATCGCCTGCAGGGCACGTATGACAGCAGGCGATGCGTTTTGCAGCTCGCTAATAGGCTGATTTGTTGCTAACGCAAGTGCTGCTACTCCGTAGGCGGTGCCTCTTCTGCTAAAGGGGTGTCGTTCTCGCTTTCAAAGTCGATGTCAGCAACGCTGTCACGGAACTTTTCCCACGTTGGCACGGTTAGGCCTGCGTGGCGTCGTGATTCCCACGCAAGCCAGGCAACGTGTTCAAGCTTTGTTTGTTGTAGCGCTTCGATAGCGCTAGGCAGCCCGAAAAAACGCTCGAGGCGTAGCAGCGTGCCCATGTTCGGTGTGCTTACGACTGGCTCTGTCTCGTTTTCCAGTCGTACTGAGATAGAGATATCGAGCATTTTACGACGTTGACACCGTTACAGGACCCGACAGCGGCCAAGTCACGCTGATCGTGGCAAGGTCGCTTACAGAACCGTCGAGCAGCGGCACAGTCGTCACAAGTGCGCCGGCAGTGTGCTTTGGGTTTGTAGCGCTAACGCTGGCGCTCGTCGGCACAACAGTGATCGTTGCGACGGTGCCAAGCAGATTGTAAAGCGTTGCGTAGGTTTCGCCTGCTGCAAAGTCCTGATGCAGCTCGAGCGTGACGCTGCCATCTTTCAGGCCGCCGATCCTGTTGACGTTGGCGTCGCCCATAGCCGTAGTGTCAAGCTCTGCAGCTGTTTCATCCCAACTAATGCTGGCGATATGGTCTGTTAGATCTACGCTGTTGATCGTCACCGTTACGGTGTTTTGTAGGAACACTGGCATGCCGTCAGGCCTCGCTTTCTTGTTTGGCCTTGCGGCTCGTCTTAGTAGTCGTTTCGGTCAGGTGACCGCCTGCGATTAGTGCAGCGACGTTTGCGTGCGCCATGTCGTCGTCAGACACAACGTCACCTTGCTCGTGTCCTGCAAGTTTGTGTGATGTAACGGTGTAGGTAGTCACCTTGCGTATGCCTCCACGAGAAAACGTGCACCTATGTATTCGCTATCTGCAAACGCTATCACGCCGTAGTCGATTGCCTGGCGAACCTGGCAGGTTGTTGCTGCGCCGCCGAGCGTTGCGTCGGCCTCGATAGCTGCAGGCACGCTGCCTGCGCCGCTTATCAGGCCGTCTAGTGTGTCCTGCGAAAACTCTTCAGTCATGACCTGAACGGCGCAAAGCAGCTCGAAGTTGAACACGGTAAGGCTGCCGCCGCTGCCAATCATGCTGTCGTGGTATGTCGCAACAGGTCGGCCTGGCACGACAACTGCAGCAGGCGCAATAATGCGGCTAGGTACGGTTGCGTGCACAGTCAAAAACGTGTCGATCGTCTCGAGACGCGTCGCAAGGCCGTCACGAATCGCTGTGTAGTCGGCCATTACGCTGTTGCGAGCACCCGGTATTGCGCTAGCAGCGCTGCTACGTCAGGGTCTTGCCTGCTAATACGTGCGATGCCGTAGTCCTGAAAGCCGGTCATGATGCCGAGCACTGACGCTCGGCGCTGATACAAACGAGCAGCAAGGATCAGTGCGGCTTGTTGCACGGCATACGGCACACCGTTGCTGTTCTGGTCGCCGTAAGCGGCAGTGACCTGCACAGCTGGCCTGCCAGAGTCGTAGCGTGGCCACTCGTCAGACACGTTCAGCAAACCGGTAAACGGCGGCTCGTTAAACGGTGTCGCCAGGTAGTCAGTCGTAATTGTTAGCGTTGTGTCGTAGGTGCCGTCGTTGTTCGTATCGGTCTTGACAACTAGGCCTGTGAGCGTGCGGAACTGATCGACAAGCAAAAGATCAGGGTCGTCAGCACGGTACACACGTGCTTCAGTAACTGTCTCGAACGTTGTGTTGCAGTAGCCGTCTACAAGGTCCTGTGCAGCGGCGATTGCTGCCGTGAGCGGCGTGTCCTCGCTCGAGGTTGCCGACGGCACGCCTAAATAGTCCTTGAGAACGCTCAGCGACGTGTACGCCATTGCTAACGCTTTTTCTTAGCAGCCTTTTTGACTGGCTTAGCCTTGTAGGCCTCAACCGGCTTGGCAGATTCTGCAGGCTTTTGCACACGGCTT